GCTTTTACTCCCGGTCTGGCACCCAGTGACCGAACGCCCTGAACCGCGGGCGCGCCTTGCGCCTTGACCTCAAAGGATTTTCCCTCTTTACCCGTTATCTCCTTAATCCCAATAGGGTTCAATTCAAATTTATCTAATTCATATTTCCTTAGCGGCCTGTCGTAAACCACACGTCCAAACTTTCCGCCATCCTCGCTCCTGATAAACCCATCCGGCTGTGTTCCGATAGACATTGGCCGATATTTATATTCATAAGTATATTCAGCTTTATCCGGCAATACTCCTATTGGTGCCGTATCTGGGAGATCGGGGCGGTTATACCTCATGGGAGAAACTAAACTAGTTAGTTCTTCAAGCGCATCTCTTAGGGTGGTTGTTTCCGTGTCTGATATTGGCCCTTTAGCGTCAAATGTTGTTACTTGAAATTTACCAGGTTCCTTTGTGCTTTTATGAACGACATAATAAAGATTCCCATCTTCAACCTTAACCGCTCCATTTTTTTTGAACTCATTGGTTAATTGTATAACGTGTTCTTTTCTTGATGCGGCTGAATATTCAACGGCATCATCTGAAATATCACCTTCTGTTTCAGATGCGGCTTGTTTTGCGACGGTGCTGATTGCTGGTGCGCCTTGCGACGTCGCCACAGGTTTAACGATCTCCTTGCCCTTTACATAATCAACCCGGAGGCGATAAAGGGTTTCCTTGTCGTTTTTAAGGTCGTTTAGTTGGTATCCTCGTTGGTTAACGTAAGCTTCAAAGCCGTCCTTTTTGGGTATAATTATATCACCATTGGCTTTTAATGCCGGCAAATTCTCAATAATAGATTTGTTTAGCGCATCTGATTCTTCGGTAAAAGGTGTTACGTTGTCGGTTTTCTTGAGCGCATCATTCAAGGTCACGGGGATGTTCGGGAAAGCAGCTTTTATCTTGTCGGCTTCATTTGGGTAGGCCGCTATCATTTTACCGACTGCCGGAATAAGGTCATCGTTTGTTATTCCGTTTGCCGCATGTATGGACTTCAGTTCGTTGATTTTATCTTCAACGTCGGACGGCTGTTCTGATTTTATTTCATTTAAGAAGATGTCAACATCAGCCAGCACGGTCTTGTCGGCATCCGGTCTTCGTGCGTATTCGTCTCTTTTCCCTTTAATGTCTTCTGCGCTTGCGCCTTCCTGATAAGCTCTGGCAAAGTCGTCAAAGGCGTTGAAGGTCTGATCGCCGGAAGGTTGGGCGGGAGAAGGTTGGCTTTGGGGTGGCTGGATGTTTTGTTGAGGGGCAAACAGTCTTCCCTTCGCCGCTGCGCCCCACGCTTTCGCCGCCGCTGGAACTTCAACAAAAGCTCCGCCGATTCCTCCTGCCGTTTCAAGAGCAACGTCCGCCATGCTCACGTTGCCGGTAGCTAATTGCTGCCCGGCGGCTTCCGATGCACCTTCACCTAATATGTCAACGCCAACACCAGCCGCGCCATAACCAGCCTTGCTTGCCATTGTCGGCTTAACTATCTTACCGAGTACCTTTGCCTGCTTCTGTGCTATCGCTAATGGGCGGCTTGCAATTCGTCCACCTAACATTGTTAATGCGGCATCAGTAAAGGCAGTTCCGGCGGCTTTTTTGCGTGTCTTGTCAATAATGCTGTTAGATATTTGTGGATCGCTAAGAAGCCTCCTAATGTTTTCCTCTGTCGGTGGCAAACCCCTATTGCTCAATTCATTTTGGACGAACCCACTGACTTCCAATGCCATTTCAGGAACCATTCCGCCAACAACTCCCCCGGCAAACGCGCCAGCAGGAACGGTAAAGGGGGCGGCAGGGCCACCCAATAACCCCAATTTTGATCCAGTTATAATTCCAGTAATAGGCGGAACCATGTTTGCGATCTGTTCTGATGTAAGGTAGGCTAATCCTTTTGGGTTAGTAACCGCTTCCTTGGCAATACCATAAAGCATATTACCTAAAGCCTTTGAACTTTCGATTACACCCTTGGCATCCTCCCATCCTGAAGCGGACGCTCCTATGTTCTGCTCTGCTTCCCGTAATTCTTTTGGTTTAAACGGTACATTGGTCAGTGATTCAGATAATTGTCTTGGGGCCTCCTCAGAGAAACTACCAGAGGCAACGTCTGCCGCAAGAGGTAGTCCCTTGATAAGTCTTTCTCCGCCTTGTTTTGCTAAATCCAATACATTAGACACAAAACCATTATCAGGCATAGGATTAAGATGCTGGATTATTTCATCATCAGAAAAACCAGCCTTCCTTGCACCAACAACACGAAAATTTACTTTTGATGCAAGATAATCCGCTATTTCTTGCTTTGAGAAACCCGCAGCTAAAGCCCCTTCAACGTCATATGCCATTTATCAACACCTATTGGAAACCTTTTACCGCAGAGATGATAAATATTCGCGGTGTTTTGAAAGCGCAAGTTTTTTTATTTCTTCTTTTGAAAATCCTTTTTTCTTCCATTCCGCCATGTCTTTTTCAAACGCCTCTTTTTTCATTTTGTGTGCTTCTAGCGGTCTATCAACCAAGATTCGCTTTGGGGCAGAAGTAATATTTTGTAATGCTTGTTGATTTCTTATCTGTTGCTCTGTTGGTGATTCGGACAGTATATAATCCATATCATTTGTTGGTTGTGTAGAAATAGGGCGTTGTTCTGCCGTTTTCTTTTTGTCGATATCGTCAAAATAAGTAATTTTAACACCTTCTGCTTTCGGCGGTTGAATCTGTGTAGCGGGATTATTCATATCAGGTAGATTATTAATATCGTGATATTCAACATCCTCTGGGTTAAGCTTTCCTGACAATATCTTGTTTTTCACATCCCACGCCATTGCTGTTCCTTGTATTATTTGGGGAGGAACCGGCCTGCCGTTCTTTTCAGCTTCTGCTGCAATCTTTCCGTATGCCCTTATGGTATCGTCAACATATTTTAAAACATCTCTTTTCTTACTTGTTTCCACTTGCCTATTTTGCGCCGGAGTCATTCCGCCCCCCTCCGCCTGCGCCTCAAGTAACTTTGTTTGCGCTTTGCGCCATTCCTCAAGTCCTGCGCTCTCAATCTTTTCCTTTTCAATATCTTTTTTGTTTTGTAGTATTTTATCAAACGCTCCAAGTCTGTTTGCGACGATGGCCCTACCTTCTGCCTCGACAGCGGCTTTTTTACCAAGTTCTTGTTGGAGATATCTATCTCGTATTTTGTGGAAAGCATCAAAGTATGCGCCGGACTGCGGAGGATAGTAACGGTCTAAGCCTGTGCGTTTCATTTCAGCACGGGCATTTAGTTCGGCTATTTCGTTTGGGTTTGTGCTAATAAACTTCTGTGTTTGTGGATTCCATGCCCCGTAAGTTGGTGTTTCTAATTGAGCTGCCCGTTCAATGGCTTCGCGCTTTTCAAGCATCTTCTGTATGGCGCGTTCTTCCGATGAGGGCGGTTGACCGGTTATTTTGCCGTAGGGGATGCCATCTTTAACACCTTTCTCAATGGTTTGTCCTAACTGGTCTTTTGTAATAATAGGCATGATTCACCTCCTCCTACACATAATCCGTGTATCGGTATTTCTGCCGGTTAATCGCATCTTCCCCAAGTGCCGCATTGGACTTAATAGCATTCATCTTTGTAATGTAGTTGGACAAAGATTCCTGATTGGCAATAGCGGCGTCTGATGCTGCTTGTTGATTTCCGTAATTTAATTTATTGGCGTAACGCTGACTTCCGATCTGATTGGCCGTCCCGAAAGATTTAGACAATCCTTCTCCATATCCAGACATGGCGTCTTTAGACCGAAGCCTTTGCATGGTGGGGTCAAGACCCCTTAAAGATGCCATGAGCTGATCGAGTCTTCTGCGTCCTTCCCTAACCATCGGATTTGCGGCTTTCTGGACTTCTGCTTGTTCTCCTCTGGTGTTCCACGCTTGGTATTGTGGCTTTGTAAGAGAAAGCTGTGGAAGAGAACTAATCTGCAAGGCCATAGGCTGTGAAGCGGCGTATTGAGCGGCAGAACCGTATCGTGAACCCGATGAACCGCCTCTGGACACGCCCTGTTGCGCCCGCAATGCTGTTTCGTATGCGCTCTGTGCATCCATACGCTTGTTCCACTGGTCAGCATCATAGCCGTAACCGGCATATCCTCCCCCTGTCGTACTTTCTGGAGCTGCACTGCCGTAACCGGCTGAAAGTTCTTCGTTCGGATTGTAAAAGGTCGGCAAATTATACTTATATCCGTTATTTGGTTCATCCGATTGATTGTAAAAGTAACCCATTATCTTGCCCTCCCTGCCCTTAAATTAAGCTGTAAATCTCTTAAATAACTTATCACCAAATGAACATAATTACTTACTCTGTGTATTGCCAATGCCCCGAACAGGTATATTGAGTTATTAAATACCACATAAACCAATAGAATTAAAGCCCCTATCCAGACAGACATACAATAGGGACATTCGAGCAAGTGCGTATCAAGCCTCCGGCTGTGCAAAAACGGCGTTTCTGCAATAAGCCATTCTTTTATCCCCTGTAACGGTGCGGCTTTCTTCCAGAGTTCCACCAGGGCTTCGGTAGTTATAATGAGAATGATATATTTCATACCGGCTCCTTCCAGCCACAGGGCAAACATCCTATGTATCCTTCAGGATTTCCACAACACGGCTTATAGCGCCGCATCTTCCTGCCACATACCGGACAAGGTTTATCAACCTCTCCCTCGGTCGTGCCTGGGATGTAATCTTTCTTGCTTCTTCGTTTAAGAGTTTTCAGATAATCCGCTATCATTTTTCTTCTCCAATATTTTAAACCATTCAGGCATGGTCTTTTCACTATCCAAAACAAGGTCGCAGTTCTCGCAGACTAATTGCGTATTCACCCCTTCGTCGTTCGGGGGAATCATCCTGAACCTCATGGGACTTTGGCAATCAGGGCAGAGTGGCCTTTCGTAGTCGTCAACGGGTGTCATGGGTCTATTGCCCCATGCTTCGACGGACATAAAAAGTTCCATCTTTTCTTCCGCAAGAACTTCCTGATAAAGTCTAAAGGCTTCGGTCATATTGTTAGTCAAAGGCGAAAAGATACGATAAGCCTTGTTGACTTCATTTATTCTTTTCTGAAATTCATTAAAGTTCAGTTTTTTCATAAATTACCTCTAAATCAATGCCGCTGGGCAGCAACCTGCCTCTTTTAACCATTGTGGTCTGCCATCTACTAATGGATTATCCAAATGTGTTTGAAAAATAGATCCACCTTCACCACAAGTATTAAAACAAACATTATCATGCACGTTCCCACATGGAGGTGGGCCGCCAGTTTGAGATTCTGAAGCTTGTACTTTACAATTAACACTGAAATTAGTATTAGGATCAAGGGTTCCATCACAACGATACATATTTTTATCTAAGAATACTCTAGTTTCCCAAGCTCCGTATGGATAACCTTGCACACATGCATAATTAGTGTAAGTAGTATAAGCATCAGCTAATGGAGTATAAGCATTTACCGCAATCGTCAATGTCCCTATGGTCGCTCCGCCGCACGTTACGGTTATTGTAGGATTGTTTACGCAGTTAGGGTTAGTCGCCGGTGCCGTATAAGTAACAGAAGTCCCAGTCGGATAGCTTAAAGAACCTGATGTTGTTGACCAATAATAGGTGTCTCCCTCACTTCCGCCTTCAATATAAAGGGTTTGTGAAGCCCCTGCTGCCATTTGAGGTGTCGTAGCATGGGCTGTTCCCTTACATCCACCTTCAATAGTAATGTCTTTATAAGCGCATATCGTATTCTGGTCGTCTGACATCCAAGGTTTAATTGAAAGACGATCACTACCAGGTGTGGTTGGGGCAGTATATTTATATCCTATAAACTCCCCTCTTTCTGCGTTAATGTCGTAAGCACATCCATGCCCGCCACCGGATACTGAATATTCCACTGTATCACCTGGAGCAACACTATCGGGGCCAGTGATCTTCATATTCAAACAACAGATATGCGGCATATAAATCAATGGACACTTTTTGGCATATTCGTTTAATTTGTTCCATTCGCTTGCATTTGGTATAAAAGCCCCTGTCGCATCCCCGAACAAACTTACCCATAACTGATAACAAGTTCCCTTCGGGACTGTGTCGGGGTTGATTGGAATATCTGGAAACTCTGGAAACTCTGGGTTTTGATACCGATATTCCAATTCTTGATAATCAACATCAGATAGATATGGTAACTGGTTCTCTGATTCAGCAAACGCCCCGAAAGAGTCTTGAACATATTTCTGACTGGTCTGACGTTGAACGTCCTCAAAACCGTCATCTGTCCAGTAAGGTAGTCTGGAATACTCTTTATTTACGACAAGATGTCGTTTGTTTGGTGGAACCCTCATGTAGTCACCAACTGCATCTTTTCTGATACATACATTAAAGTAAAAGCATCTGAACCCGAATTGCTCAACTTAATTCCAATATGACTTCCCTGTGTGTTCGGGTGTTTCTGGTCTGATGTTAATTCTCTGGTCTTGAACATCTTATGCCTTAAATAATAAAGCGCAAAACTTCCGTCCGTGGATGATTCAAACTTCAAACTTAAGTGCTTGCCTTGAAGGTTAGGAAATCTGATTCTCTTTCTTATGAGTTCGGCTGATTCCATTAAACCCAAAGCAACGGCTGATTCAGTAGTATCGTCAACTAAATGAAGAGCATCCATTAAGTCAGTTACTTCTGCTGATTCAACGGTAGGCCCGTAAGCAGTTCTTTCGTTTCCGAAAGTATCTGTGGCCTCTGCCGATTCAGTGATAGAATCCACTAAATGCAGCGATTCCATCAAATCGGATGCAGTTGCAGATTCAGTTGTGGAACGCTCTGTTTCAATAGACCGTCCCATTAAGTCCGTAACTTCCGCTGTCTCGGGTATGGAATCAACTAAATGAAGCGCGTCCATTGTGTCAGTAGTAGTTGCAGATTCAGAAACGGCATCTACAAGGTGCAGGGCTTCCATTGTATCAGAAGTCGTTGCGCTTTCAGTGGTAGAGCCCTCAATACTTCCTATCCCAGTAAAACCAGCGGGAACTGTATAAGCAAAAGCAGTGGCCCCGAAGTTTGCAGTCCATTCGCTTCCACCACGTTGTTGAAGCATCGGATATATATTACCGGACAGACCAGTAAAAGTTGGATTAGTTCCGGTTTCAGGATTTCCACTATTGTTCCATGTTCCATTTTTTCCAAACCATAGTTTACCATTATCAAGATCAAGGGCTATGCAAATAATAGCACCATCAGTTAAGGCAGAACCGGCCCAAGTACTACCATTATTGTGATAATAAAAACCATTTGCCGCCCATGACCATCCAGTTGCAGAATACCCTATAATATTACTTAGACTAACTGCAGATGTGCCAACGCCTACTTCTGATGCAGAACCTTCAGCAACAACAGTTGTTGTTATTTCCCAATAATATTTTCCAGAGGACTTATATTGCGTAGCCCTAACACCTTTATAATTATCAAGGTTAGATGCAGCGGTAAGGTTCCCGTTACTTAATGTAATGGCTGCGCTTTTATCTAGTGGGTTCCAAGTGTAAGCCATTTACAACCCCTATGCGTTTGCTATTGAAATTGTGCAATAAATCTTAAACGTATCGGTGTTTTCAACCGGCTTTCCTGCACTGAACTTTGAATAGCAAAATAACGTCCCACCGCCTGCTGTGTCATTTTTGGTATCAGCAGCAGTCCCGCCGCCGACTAAAGCACCACCGTAAAGTGTTTTGGTTTCCGATGATGTATAGACTGCCTTACTTGCTGAATTTGTAATGGACTGCGAACTAGCCGCTGCTTCGACAAAAGCCTGTCTGGTGGCTTCTGAATACCCGTCCCATTCCGTAAATACAGGAACAGCATAGGTCATAGTCACAGCCGCCGTGGTATCCGTTTCGACTGGGAATATATACCAAGTAGCAATCTGTGTCGCTTCATGAAACATTATATTAAGCCACGCATTAAGCCCCTCGTTGGTAATGATATTAGGTCGGTCTAATTCCGCCCATTTCAGGTTTCCATGTTTGTCATAGCATTCAAAGTTCCAACGTGAACCGGCAATGGCCCTTAAAAGCATTTCTCTTTGGGACTCAACACTTGCGCCCATTATATCTTTTGCTCCTGATTTTTCTTCCATTATATCCTCCTATGTAGATATTGTTATTGCGTCTTTTGCTATGGCGTCTGCGTATGGCGTTAAGGTGCAAGCCCCATTTACTCTTACAACTATTTCATCCAAGAACAGGTCATGTCCTTGTCCATCATATTCCATTGTCAAAGACCCTGTAAAAGCGGTTGAAACGTCCGTTGCCCCGTAATTCGTCCTGTAAATTGTCCCGTCCGCCGTCCCGCCGGCAACCTGTAAAACTGTAAACTGCCCGGATGCTGCCTCGACTTCTGCATGACACGAAAAAGGTTGCGTAAGAGTATCCGTTGACCACTTGCCTGTCTTAACGTCATAGACTAAAAAGACGTTGGGAACTGTGGCACTTGCGCCCGAAACTATCCCCATTCTGACCACGTTATACAAGGAATCGTAGTCTATCCAGTGTTCGGACTCGTAACCCCTTCTGATACAGACTGATTCTCTGGAATCGAAGTAATCCTGAATATCAGTTGATATGCAGACGATGTTCTTTCCGTCTGTCATAAACACACCGTATCTTGAAAGAAAAACAGCAACTGCTCTTCTAACTACTTTTTCATTCGGATCAACATTAGGAACATCCTCAATAACAACTGCACTTTTGGCGGAGAATGTCCCTAATACGGTCGAAAGAACCCTCTTCCCGAATGTAGCAGGTGAATAACCTTCTATAAGCGTCAAACACCCCCCGTCCTTACCCTTCTCTTCCTGCCACACTAAAAGTTCATTGTAGAATTTCTTTATGCAGATAACTCTGTTCGCCCTGCCATCTCCAACGTCTTGCAGGGCGGAATCTTCTCCGTTGATAACCATTGGATTGTAAGCGTTAGAAATCATGATATAGCCTGGAGCTTTCTCGAAAGAATAGGCTGCACGCTGTTTAAAAGATGAAAGGGCATAGCACTTGCCCATAGAATTAAGATTAAAATAAGGCATGGTTTCGATAGAAACAACCATATCCGCAGTAAGGGTCTGATTGAATGAAACTTCATACCAATATGTGAATTGGTCGGAACTCTGGAACATGGTAGGTTGCTCGTCGGTAGGATGATTGACTGTCACCCATCCGTCAGAAGCAAAGGACTTGGAATCAACAATCGTTGAATCATTGGCTGTTAAAGCAACAAACGCCGTCCCGTTCCAGTATTTTACCACAATCGTTGTAGCTGCTGTGGAATTAGGCACTTCACCCACGGACGCATAGAATCCACTGATAGGATCAACAGAATTGAAATAAAACTTATCACTTGAAGTAAGGCCGCCGATTTCCACTACATCAGAGGCGTAATACTGATACGTAGCGGTTGAATTGATATAAACATAAGCTTCGATTGAAGCAACCGGAACGCCGTCCCATAAAGACTGAATTTCCATCCAATCGGAATTATATGTGATTTCAGTAACTTCCACTTCGGAATCCAAAGCACCAGAATCAAGGGACAATCTATACCAATATCCGTTTGCCCCAAACATATATTTGGGTTGGTGATCGGTAGGCATTGTCCAAGTCATTGTCGCTCCGGTAGTCGCTAATGTCGCCCCTCCAAAAGCGGTGTTGTCGGTAAAACCCGTTACTCCAGTCCACGCACCGTTCCAATAGTGCATTTGTGCTACTGCCGCGCTTCCATTTGGTTTTGTAATTGTCCAAGTTAAGGTATCCGCTGGTGTTTCGGTTCTGATAAATACGCAGTCATATTGCGCCAAGGTTCCTAGCGAATCCAGAATTGCATGAGTAGTTTGGTCATCGTCTGCTACGTCAATAGAGTAGTCTTCACCCATTTTTGGAATATCGGGTATTGCAGCTGCGCCTTTATAAACGATGAAATTGGAAACGCGTTCGTTTTCCCCGCTGAATATTCTGGGATACCCCGTCCCATCCGCATATAAAAGATGGTCATCAATAACCGCCCACGAAGCGGGTAGCATCGTTCCGGTGGTGTTATAGACGCTTGAACCAAAGGTTGCTCCTACAGTCGGAGGGTTGTTGGTGGCCTGTAAAACATCCCCATCGGACATTTGAGCATAGAACTTTATTTGACTCTGTTTGCCCTTTGAAAATCCGAAAAGCGTCATAACCTTATTCACACCATCCGCAGTCGTATTCAATTTGGCGCATCCTTTTCGTTTGACGAATCCCGGCCTCAAAGGTCTTAGATTTACAATCTCGGAAAATCCACCCAAAGGTAGTTGGTAGATTTCTCTTACAATGTCAATACCGCCTTCAAGAACCTGATAATCCAAAATACCAATCAGTCTTCCGTCATTCAATCGGCTATTCATGCCTTTGACGGGTGTTAAAACAGGATCAGTTTTGTTAATGGTTCCACCTTTAATCATATCGCGTCTCCGAGCGAGCCGTGGGAAGATTGACTAGATTGTAACGTGCTGTATAGCCAAGTTCGCTTTTATAAATCTGTTCGTAAAAGTCCGACACCACTATATTACTTCTCTTTAAATACGCGACATGACAGACGTATAGGACTATCAGTGGCCTGAAAGCAGGAGGTATTTCTGGAATCTGCGAATCAACAGTTAAATCAATTGGTTTGTCGTAAATATACCCGTTTAACGTGTAAGTGGCGTCCGGCAAAGGGTCAATGCCGATTTGATTCAACCCCTGCCACCAGTGTTTAGGAGCGCCAGAATTCGCTAAATGTCCGTCTGCTACCGGGTAAATCTCGATAAGAGAAACAGGCGTTGTTGTCAGATATTCAATCGTATCAACGTCATAGCCTGTAACGCTAACGGTTCTTACTCCGCTGGTTGTGCTTAGGGAATCTATGTTTTGAATGCACCCGGCAATTTCGGCAATTTCTCTTATGCCGTCATTGATTAAATAATTAAGTTCCGTATTGCTCCAAAGTTCAGGGGTGTCCTCATCCAGCAAGTCTCTTGTCCGTGTTCGAATACCTTTTAGCGTGTAGGGATAAGCATCCAAAGTCAAATTGGAGATTGTGCCAGTGAATACAGTTGAACCTGCTCCATCACCGACAGAACTAGCCGCCCACAAATACCGCCAGTCTTTTGCCTCTGTTAAGGTTACGCTAATAATGTCAACAAGCTCGCAGTATTCTCTGTCGGAGTAAATGTAGCAGTATAAAGTTCCGTAAGTCCCGACCGATTCATCTCTGACGATTCTCACATAGTAATCCGTCGCTAAAGACAAAGCCGACGAAGTGTCCGTTGTGCTTACAGTGGAATTTCTTTCTGTAAGGATCAAGACTCCGTTTGTCCAGTTAAGCGCAATCAAGTCTGTGTCGGCTGTGATTAGGCTTCCTACTGGGTTTGCAATAGAATCACTCATTGCCCACAAATAACAAGACTCCGCTCCCGTCCCAACCATTACTTTAAAATTCATACTATGCTCAAAGTCACCGGAAAAATACCCAGCACTGAAGTCATACACCAACTGCATGGTTTCGTCGGTGTCTAGTTCGGCAATTGTCAAGGTGTTTGTCGCAACTGTCAGGCGGGAAGAGGTATCGGTTTCCGTGTATCCTGTGTAATTTTGTAGATTACTCATTACTCACGGCCTCCGGTATGCTGGTCAAAAGCCTGGAATCCTGCTTGGGGTAGGTTCGCGTAAACTTCTTGATCTGGATAGATTCAATGTAGCGATTATAGGCAAAAGCTCCCTGCTCTCTTCTTCCTTTCCTCATGTAACATCGTGAAACGGCATACCAAATCATGTCCTCATGATAGACTGCCGGGATAGAAGGCTCGTCCGTGTCGGAACTCATTTCAGTTAATGGGTAATCGGAAATCGTGGCATAGAGTGTATAAGTCGATTCAGGAACAGGCTCGATAAGAATCAATCCCCCCCATTGTGTCCAGTATTGCGGAGTAGCCCCAGTTAAAGGCAGTCTGCCAAAATGCTTCAAGGTAATTTTTGGTAAACCTGTTCGTGTTCCTGTAACAGGGATATATTCAAGGTTTTTCACCTTGAATCCAGAAAACCGAACCGTTCTTAACGAAACCGTTGTAGTCAGGGTATCTATGTGTTCCAGACACCCGGTCTTTGCTGCTATATCTTTTTCAGCGTCGTTTAAAAACCTGTTTAACACTGCGCTGGTAAAGATAGCAGAGGTTGAGTCCTCATTGGTTATCGTCAGAACTCTAGTTCTTAAATCTGAAAGGTCTGGATAGGCCATCCCCACTCCTAAAGGTTATCCCAGTCAACCGCTTGTGGAAATTTAACCGGCGCTCTTCTGTCATATCGGTTCGCAATCAAGTCCACGTTCTCAATGACCATCTTACTCAAAAGTCCCTCTGCAGGCATACCCTCGGTCTTTGCACCTCTGAAATACTTGACGGCGTATTCAGCAATCAAATCGTCAAAGAGTTCATTGAAGGGAAGAGTAGCAGTGGTGGTAGTGATGGAAGTCGGCCTCTGGAAGTAATCAGCCTTAATGGTGTAGTCCGAAGAGGTATGAGGAGTAACGTAGAGTTTTGTCCCTCTGATTTTGTAGTGTCTCGGTTCACCTGACGACGGGTAGGCAATTTCAACATCCACGGAGGGCAATGGTGTCAGGGTATAGTCTTTGCCGTTAATATAAGGTTTCCCCTTCAATCCCCAAAAGTCAGTGGGAAGATACCCGAAGGAAGCGTCGGAGGTAATCGTAAACGAGCTTGCGATGGCCGCAACCACAGAATCAGTATGGGCTAGTATCAAAGTTCCTACCGTTGCCGTAGCTATCCGAAAAGGCCCCGGATTGCTTGCGTGTGTCGTGGTAATTGGCATATCAGCAACAAAACCTTCTGCGACAAACTGGTTTGCCGCGTCGGTAATGGTATCCGGGTTGGAATCCGCAAACGCCATAGACGCTGTATAGTCCACCGACGCAAAGACCTTCACTTCCATCTGGCCGGTGATTAAATCAGACTCCAAGACATATAGTCTTTTAGCGATGGTTCTGACGGCCTGATCCACTACATGAACCAGGTCGTCAATAGTAACCTGTATGTCAGGCCGATATTGGATATACTCGTAAATAGTCGCGACAGTGGACATTTAAGCCCCCAAGAAGATAACTCTGATTGAAGTCAACTCCGACAAATCCTCTCCGTTTTTAACTTCCAGAGGCACGGACTCGATCTCGTCGGGTCTCCCGTAAACATACATGGCCGTCCCGGTGGTAATAGAGTGGCCAGTGATTCTTGTCCCGGGATACATGAGGTCAAGTTTCGCCTCGCCGGCTCCGGCACTACCTGCCAGGGAAATAAACTCTTCCGTGACGGAGGTGTTTTCAGGAATCTGTCCACTATATCCCCAAATCAGAATCGGGTAAGTCGGTGTGCAGACGTTAGATGAAGCACTCATGCCTTCTTCCGCGACAAACCTGTTATATAGGAATCCAGAGGTAGGCTTTTTGATGTAAGTCACCACACAGGAAGTCACAACGTCCGCAGCCGCAAAGGTGATAATGCCGGTCGTTGCTGCAATCTTACATTCCGTTGTTGCGGGTGTGTCGTCTTTGTCCAGCATCAGGCAAGCGTTGGTAGAGGTAGTTCCGGTTGCGTTGATAGACTGAATAGCGATGGGGACATTAGTTAATGTAGCTGCGTTGGTCGTGGTGGTTTGAGATTCTTCCTGAACAAGATTATCCCAAACGTCTTTCCATGCCTGCGTGATGTATGTCACGTAAACCGTATCGCAGAGGTCATAGATATAAACATCGTCAATACTCATGGCACTTGTGCCGGACGGTGTGAAGGCCAATCCGCCTACGGTCGTTGCGGTAATATCTTCGGTGTAGGTTCCGTCCGCTTCTCTTGCGGTTCCCGAAGCACCACCTAAACCAATCGTTAAAGCGCCAGAGGCATAACCAGACACGGTATAAACCGTCCGATAGGTATGCCCCACGGTCGCCGCAAAGGTATTGTGAGCCAGAGTTGCTACTTCTGTGCTTGAGGATTTAGTGGCTACTCCGGTTCCAATAGACCAGTCCGTTCCAGTCGTCCAATCGGTTCCCGCCGCAAAAGCCCCGTTTTCAACTTCATTCGTCACAGGCAGAACAGATAAGGTCGCCCTTTCGCCTTCTGCAAAGATAGCATCAGGTTTTGCTTGCCCGTAGGTAATCGTCGCACCTGTGGTAGAGAGTTTCAGGGGAGCGGCAGCGTGACAGATTGCCATGATATAAGCAGGCGGATAGTTAAGGGTAATCTTTCCCGCGGCATTCGGTGTATGCTGTTCCTCATAGACAATCGGCGGTGCGTTTTTAAAGAGTTTCATTTTGTTGTTGGTGTGATCGTAGGAAATCGAAAACCCTTTTTTAGTTTCAGGGATAAACGCTTCAACATTGTGCATCCCCAATTCCTGGTCGCTGTTAAAAGATTCGCCGCCAAACGGATAAGATGAGTCGAAGGCAACATCCGCAATAACGGCGGCCAAATCTCCAAATACATGATATTTTTTATTGCTTAATGTTATAGACATTTCGCCCCCTTACCATCCCCACGCAAACCAAAGACCGTCTGCGTCGGCAGTTGTTTTTACTGTTACAGGATCATTCACCGGAAAAGTCTCATTCACAACCGGCTCTCCAGCCACCACCGCAGAACCTGTGTGTTGTAATTTTAATTGAAGAACTTTGTGCAGACCTGTCCGAATGTCACCGCCGGAAGACCCGGAAGTGTTGGTGAACGTCCCCATCATAAACCGCATCTGCCCCATAGGAACTTCATGGAGTAAATTGTTTGAAAAAGCCATGTCGCCCTCCTATGTATGCTGGTCTCCGAAAGCCAACCAGTTGCCGTCAATACCGGCATCCGTGACAATCGTAATCGCGGAGCCGTCTAATCCGTTGGCCGTAAAGGTCTCATTCACTACACAGGCATTGGTAGCCACACTAGCCCCCCCCGGTTGCAAGATAATCCCGTAGCAACGGTTAAGCCCAGTTGCGATGTTGCCACCTTCATCCGTCTCACCATTAGTAAATGTCCCTATTGACACAGCCATCGAACCCCAAACGTCGCGCTGTGTTACACTTGATGCCATTGTCATTGTTTGTCCTCCTTATGAAAAGGGTGAGGCCGAAGCCCCACCCTCACAAAACTTTAGTTGGAATACAACATGACCGGTGTGTGATAACCCGACACAAGGGCCGTGCTGTAAGCGTAACCGACCACAGGGCCAGCCTGCGTAGAAGCAACTTCCAGACAGGACTCAGTATCGGAAGGCCCAAGCGGGTAATTGGCCGTCGCGGTATCACCGCCCTTCGTGTTGCTCATTCCAGCGGTCTGAATCCAGCAGTAGGAAGCAGACGCGCAAGACACAAACGCCTGACCTGTGTAAGAGGTCGCAATATCTGTAGCCGCAACAACGCTCGAATACGGATTGGGAATCAGCGACAGATAGCAGGTCGTATAGGTCGCAATCTCCAGAGGTTCTTTCAAAGTAACCGTGATGGTTTCAGAACCAGCGGCAGAAGTCGTGTGACTGGAAATCGGATACATCATGCCAGCCGTGCCGGAAGTCGTGCGATAAACCAACAGATAACCGTCATCATACTGATTTGCGGTAACTGCCGTTCCTCCGACATACACGGTAACATTTGTAGAACCAGCGGCATTAGCGGCACCGGAGGTCTGAACTTGTGCAACATGGTTCGCCGTAACAGCGACACCAAACGTAGCTCCACCAGCGATAAGCGCACCGCCAGCTTTGCCATAACGGAACTCCCGTCCGTCTTCGGTGATGCGTTTCGCACCTAAACACTCTTTCTTAGTCGTAGAGGTTTCATACAAGCCCTGCGCCCAAGCATTGATTTTGATAGGTTCAGTCATTTCTTTTCTCCTTTTAAAAAATATTAGCTCAGGTTGCTGTGTCCGGCCTGTGCCTTCCGGTTCGAGCAGACGATATTCCCATGAAATTTAATTTTCATGGATTTCGCAAACACATTGGCAGTAATCAAATCCGCCCACGGCGTTCTGGTGAAGAACCCATCTTTATGCACCGCCCATCCTATAAAGTTACTGTTCAACAGGAACAAGTAACCGGAAGGACAGTAGTCGTCAGCCGCAAGAATTTTCTGCTCGAAAACCAGGTTGGTAAACCCGGCTTTGGCTGTGTCGGTATCCGGTTGGAATCTTTGCTGAACCTGCAAGCGTCCGGCAATGATGTTGAACAGGGCTTCTGGCATAAGGCCAATATCAGGTTTGCCTTTCGGCCCATCGTAAATCTTTGCGGAAGAGGCCAGCGTCCGAATAACATCCAGCGAAATGCCTTCTGTGGTCGTGGTGTTCACTGATGCCCACGGAGTAGAACCGTCGGTGGAAACCAAATCGGTCGGAGTAATCTGACCGTAAGCGGTCGAAGTGGATCCGAAACACATGGAAAGCAGGCCGGAAATTTCTTTTGCACTATCCGTCGCAGAGTTATAAATCTGCTGCGCGATCTTCTTAGCAATGGTTTTTTGTGCATTGGAAACTTTCTGCACAATCAACTTTACTTTGCCATAAGAACCGGAGTTCGCCAGCTCATCGGTGTCAAAGATTGTTGCATTCCCATAGGCGTGCTTCAAGGCGAACTTAGCCACGTTAATGGTTGCTTTATCATCAGACGAAATCGTGCCTCCACGAGAATAGAAATCGCCTTCGCTCATATCATATTCAAGTGGAATCTTGACGTTAATGGTATCTACTTTCTCGTAGATACCAAATTTTTTGTTTAAAAATTTATCCATAAAGAAAGACGTGTCGAAATAAATATCGAACGCCTTTCCACCGTCTGTTTTGTAGTAGTCATCAGTGACCAGTTCTGTTATCGCTCGGCGTTTAAGCCTCGCATCTATATGTTTCCATATAGCTCAGACTATATCATCACACAGATTGGGTAGCTGTGTGCAGGACGCTCGTGTCGGGATTATTGGTTTGTGTGTCCTCACCCGTTAGTCGTTGAACCTTCCAATCTACAAAATATCTCACATTCGATTGGCTTGGCTGCTGATTGCCCTCGTCGTCTCTCTCGTTAGGGGATTCCAGCAATTCATCCTGTTTTTCAAAATGACGCGCCTTGTGGCACTTGTAACAGAGTGTTATCCCATCTTCTAAGCGGTGTTCAGCGACAATTAAGTCAGCAAGAACATACTTATCGTCAATTAGCGATAACTCAGGGTGTTCCCTTAATACACCCTCTCGGATAAGAACGAATTTTCTAAGATGATGGACTTCAAGGTGTTGGTGTTCTCCACATTCCCGACACCTAAAGTCATCGCGCTTAAGGACTTCAATCTTCCAAGACTTCCAAAGCCTGTGTTGAATAACACGGTATAAATCAGAAACGCCGCCTTTCCAGAAATTGTGGCCTTCGCCTCTTCTGGTTTTTAAGTTGCACTGTTGGCATCTCACGGCTTTGCGGACAATTTTCTTCCCACATTCTACACAGTGATTAGGCCCATCATGCTTGCGATTAGCGTTACCTATTTTCTTCCGTGTTTCTTCTGTGCGAACCCATAGTTTATTATTCAACTTAGCTGCTTCACTTTTGACTATTGGGCCACACTTTAAATTTAGTCTTTGGCCTACACCAAAAATAGATTGCCAATTTAATTTAAGTTCTTTAGCTATCCTTTTTGGCCCCATTGAAGAGTAATTCTTGATTATATAATCAATCTCTTCTTTGGTGAAGTTGCGACGAACCCTAGTGACGCCTAACCTTTTTGCCATCTGTTTTATAGTGTTGGCATTCCTGCCAGTAGCTATAATACAGGCTTGCATCCCATTACCATTATCGTAATGTTCGGCTATGTATCGCTTATGTTCGTCTGTCCATTTCATTCTTATTGCCACATCCTCGTCATTGTTGGTCCTATTTTACTAAGACTGAATTTCCGTATAGGTAAGACTCATAGTAATATCCTCCACTTATCGTTAGTGGGCGGTCCTTAAACGGTCAAGCCGTTTCGCAAGGACGTTATAAAGCCCACCTTGCGTTTTTACATCTTTTAGCTCTTTATCTTCGGTATCCGTGCCCGGCCCGGATGGGCCGGTTCCCAATACCCTCGCTTGTCTTTTGGCCAGCCAATTCTTGTTGACCTTTTCTTCGGTCTCCTTAATGGCTTTCGCTTTAGCTTCCTCGATGGCCCTTTGCATTCTTGTTTCGTAGGTCATGGCCTGATAAGCACTGATGGGATTATGGCCGGGGTTTTCTTCGATGAATCTCACGATAGCCCCAGAATCCCACATGGATTTGAAGTCAGGATTTTTAGACTCAAATTCCTGATAAGTCTTTTCGATGCTTACCTTGTTTTTTTCCGCAGCCTGCTCCGCCTTTAGTGTCTCTTGAAGCTGGTGGATGGCTTCGGCTTTGACCTGTGCATACATATTTGCCGCATAACCCTTGGGGTCTGTGGCCTGCCATTCCGCAATCTCTTCCGCCGTCAATGCAGTAATGTCTTTGTACCCGGATTCAACGGGCGTCTTTTCTGCCGGGGGCTGTCTTTTAAGCGCCTCTAACTCGCCTTCAAGTCTTGCCCTTGCAATACGTTCCTGTTCGGCTGTTTGTTTAGCCTGCTCACGTTCCTGTAACATCTGTTGCCAGCGTGGATGTTTGTCGAAACGGGTCTCATCTCCTTCACTTGTTGCGTCCTTCTTCGGTTCGGGAGTGTTCTCTTTTTCCCTTTTTCCAGCGTCTTCGGCATCCTGTTTTATCGTCTCTTTTGACGCATCCAGTTCCGTAAATTCGCCATCACGGTCATGGATGATACCGATAGAATCCGGATCAAAGGCCGGTCTGTCATTCGCTGTGGCCGACGATTCCACAATCTCTTCTGAGGTGTTTAGCGTCGTCATGTTTTCTCCCATTTTAAAATTTTCCTTTCAAGTTAAGTTGTTACTTCAAGTTTTTGTCTTTCTCGCAATCTTTTGTAAAGTTTCCCGGCAATCTGGTCTATATCCATTGCAGGAGGTTTATTATAAGTTGGAGGCGCACCGTGTTCCGTCCAGTCAACGGGCTTGATTTTTTCTTCTTTCATCCATCGTTTGTAATTATCCCTTGTAGGATGCTTTAAAAACTCTTGAACATGGGGAGCCTTATTCTCTTTATCGACTACCTCAAGCACACTAGTCATCCAGGCGGGCGCCTCTGAATTTACATATACCCCCGGCAATGAGATTATTTTTTTCGCCTTGCCCCCGCATTTACATTTGACGGTTTTCTGTTGGGCGTCAACAAAGTGTTCGGTTGTTTTACTGCATTTAGGACAATAAAAATCAGATAGAATCATCTGCGATTCCTTTCTTCCTGATATTGTTTATACATTCCGCCTTTTGTTTTATTGTGTTGGCGGAACATTGAATAACAAATCGCCGCAGCCTGTTTGTTGTCTTTCGCGGTTCCTTCCTCCAGGACAACAGGAATACACCTTGATACAAAGTCTTTTTCTGTCTCATTAGCATTAGGTGTTGGCATTATTCTTCTTCTTTGTTGTTTGATTTCATACCCCGTTCTTGTTTAATCCGATTGCCAAATTCGCGGTTTTCTCTTTCGCCTTTCTTAATGTCGGCAACTACTTTGGCCCGGTCAATCTTTAGCTGCTCGTTGTCATATTCCACGCCGGCCATTTGAACCTGCTGTTTAACTTGTTCAGTGATTGCTTTCTGCGCGGCCAATGCAGCCTCGGCTTCCAGTCGTCCGGCCTCGGCCATTTTTGCCTTAGCCTCTGCCTGCTTCAATATGATATCAGTTTCTTCCTTCGGATCGGGCGGTTCCTCTCCATTTTGAACGGCTTTAATTACTTCATCAAACTTAGGTACTTGACCATCTCTGATGGCTCGCTTGAAGTCGTTGTCTTTCATACTGATTAAAACATTCATGTATTCGGAAAACGCTTCTGGCATCCCCAGCGCACTCATTTTTTCGGTAAGCTGGCCAATAACACCCTGCTTCATTCTTCTAACCACTGTAGAACGTCCTGACCATTCCAAGTGGTCAAGAAGTTCCTCTTGATCAATGGCACCCTTCTCAAATAAAGCCACAGCTTCTTCCCGAAGCTGAATCTTTGACACAGGCATTGTTGACCCGGTGACAACGGTCAATTTAAACGGAATACGGAAATCCTGCCCGTTGACTTTCCTATAGGCGTCGTTTCCTTCTGGGTCTTTATAGGTAATCCACCTGTCTTCAGTGTAGAAGTTCTGCACCATAGACAAATACATTCGTCCTCGTTCCCTGATAAGACGGGAGTAAGATCGCACCTTACCACGCATCATTGTGTTGACGCGCTCTAAAAGCGCTGCGATTGCTTTGTAGGCCAACACCGCTCTACCGGGTTCTCTGGCCATGTCTAAATCAAACGAACCGGATACCAGAAAGAATATGTCCTTGAATAACGAAATAGCGTTCTGCAAATCTGCTGGAACTCTCGGATAGTCAAGATAGTGAATCCCGTTTCCCTCTTGTGCATTGACGGGGTTCAGAATACCCGGGAAGTTTGTAAGGGCATCATTCGGGACGCCGGAGGTCTTGGGGTTAATAAGTTTCAGCCTGCTGACTTTATCCTTGATAAGAACTAATTGAGAAAGAGCCTTGTTAAATTCAATGTTCAAATCTTCTAAATTTTCTAAATCGCTGATTCCCCATCCGCTTGCCGTGTCCTTAATGGAGTTCGCAGCAGCAAAGGGGAATTTGTCCCAAAGATACGTCCGCATGGCCTGTTCTTCGGGCATAGATGAATTTATATTCGGATTGGACGTGTCCTCTAATACCAACTGTCCGGAATTGCAGACTGTGACTCTTCTGATATAACCAGGATATTTTGGGCGGGTGACTTCGTTGATAACAACCATAATATTCCCAAGTTCATCAACCCTTTGTTCTTCGGTTTTGTCTATGACTGTCCGGTAGTCTCTTACCCAGGCCTCAACCAGCAATACTTCTTCGTCATCGGATGTATCCTTTGCGCCTTTAAAGAAGTTGATGATATTGTAAGCAGTTGAGGCGTAGGTTGTTAAAAGACCACCCTTCCCTGTCTCCTGTGTATTAATTTCTTTTCGTTCATCCCCAAGTTCCTTTAAAATATCCCCATCTGTTTTAATTTCACTGGCTTTATTCGGCCATCTCCTTCTGACTTCGTTTAAAGAAATTGGATAATAATGAAGGACGGCAAGGCTTTTCTGCAAATAACGGGGGTTTGTCCAGTTCACCGGATAAACACCAAAGTGAAATGGGTCAACTATAATGGTTTCGACCTCGCCGCTCTCCTCAAGATCAGGATCGAAAACAACTTTTTCAACGGCTATCCCGTAATCCTCTCCATTGTTGACGGATGATTCAAATATGTCCTGTTGTTCCTGTTCGTTCCACCAGTGTTCCGCTGTTCTCTGTAAATTCTCATAAAGTTCCTGATCAATTTCTTCTGAATCGTTGATTTTTGCCACATTGAAAATCGGGCTGTTGTCCGTCAGGGAATTAATGGTGTTCAGTCTGTGTTTGTGGATTAAATTGGCGGTAATTAAAGGCACACCGGCCTTGGTTTTGTTGCGCCAGTGCTTTCCTCGTTTTAGTTCATAATTCCGATTCCAGCGTTTGATTAACCCACGTGTTTCCTTGTCGTCAATAATGGCCTTCAGAATAGAATACACCTTCAAACCGACATCTTTGTCGCCTTCCGCCGGCAGAACTTCATAAGATATTTTTTCTTCAGTCATCTTGATTCCTTGTTAATCACCATCAACAAGCGTCGGTTCTCTCACTAAAGAGATACCTGACACGCTTTTTTTATACGCATTGATAAGTTTTTCATCGTTGACGTCGTAATTCATTACACCCCGATCAATTTCAAGCCATTTCGGTTGACCCAGCATGGGAACAATATTCACATTAATCTGTCCTTCTTCCGTTTGGCTTATTTGCATAATTCTGGGATCCTTCAACGCTAATATTCCAATCTCTGATATAACCTTCTCTCCAATGATAACCCCTTCTGGCCTGTAAACTATTTTCAACACAATTTTTCCCCTTTATGTGATCTTCCGTGGCTTTTTAACCCAAGCTCACTCTTGCAAATTTTTCCGCAAACCTCACAAGTAAATATTTCTCCGGCAAATCCTTCCGGTATGGAATAAGGTTGTATCCTGATATATCCCTCGTCCGTCATAAACCCGTCCCTTTCAGTAAAAGGTCTTTGGTTGCAATATCCACACCGCATGTCTTCCCACTCGGTATCTGGTAGAAACGGTGGGGCATAGCCGTGAAAGGCATCCGGCGACCTGAACATCTTGCCCAACATCGGGACAGACATATCGCCCGGTTTTGCTTCGGCTATAATCTCGTTACATATTTCACAAATGACTTTCATTCCCTATCCTCTATCACTTCTTCCGGTTTCTCGAGCGCTTCCTGATAAGGGTCATGCTCCGACAATGGCATTTTCCCAACATCAAACTTCTTTCCGGATTGCCCCGTTACAATCCTTCCCATCCTGAACCCGAAGTGAATAAAAACCGCTGCAAATAAAGCACCAGCTAAGGCATAAAGTTCACACCCTGTCATAAATCAACCCCATGTCCCTTTGGCCGTATCCCATAGCTTTCTCAAATGCGTCTGTTTCCGACGCAACATAATCCCCAAATTCCTCGTCTGGCTGTTTCTTCTCCAAGGCATCAATTATAACGGTGGAAAGGGGCTTCAATCTAAACTCTTCAAACTTTGTCGGAAAGACAGCCATGTTCTCGTCAGTAATCCGCGCCAAACAGTCCATCATGTCATCGTGCGCCCCAAAAGGAAACGCCTTGTATTCCTGATCCACAAAAGCGCTAACCAAATCCTGATTAATACCCTCATAGGTCTTCTTTACAAAAACCTTTGGAAAAAATATTCTTCCTGCTTCAAACAACGGAACAAGTCTTCTGATCCTGTCGAACTTTGCCGTATTCCCCCCTAACGCCTCAATCCCAAAATAGTAACTGTCTTGCTCCATCTTATCTTTAAAATGTTCAACATCAGCCTGCATCCCATATTTCTCATATCCAACACGCAACGGCTTCCATTTTTTGTGTAATGCAAATAACGCGTCAGCTCGTTCCGTCAAATTCAATCTATCACGTATTATATCCAGAATATAATAATCATCCTTGTCATCTACACCAACAACAAACATGGCTGTATAGTCCGACTTCTTTTTCTTGTCATTAGCAGGGTCAACAAGAAGATAAACATTCATTCTCGAAATATCGGCTTCCGTCCAGTATCGAATCCACTTGGGGTCAAACCTCTGAACATCATCCATCAATGGGTCAAGAAATAGTTGGCATGAAGCAGTAAATGAACCCATCCGCTTAATTAAGTCACCTAATTTCTCCTTGCTAATTAAAACAGGATTACCGGAAAATGTCCCATCGTCCGTGGCCGTGTGTATCCTGGGTATCGCCGCTTCCCTTTCAATTATTGTCTTGTATGTATCTGAAAAATGATAACGAGTCCCGACGTATCTCGATACCCCATTCTCCGACAAAAGATTCAGTGAAATCTCCCACGCCTTTGTGGTCTTATTTATCATCTCCGGTGTAGAAACAGACTCCAAAGTAACAACGTCATCATAAACCATAATATCAAAATGCCTTGAAGTCGGCTGCCCATCCACTAATCCCCACGCCTCAACGGTTGACTCCTTTGGATTGGACTTCCGTTTAACAATTATACCGTCATCCTCACTCCATTTTAAACTCTCCTGATCCGGCCTCATATATAAAATTTCAGGAAATAACCATTTTAAAAAATCGTTGCACTCAAACTCCCGCTTAAGCTGCCTCAAAAAACCCTTAGCAATAGGCCTCGTATGGCTAAATATCCCTATTGTAATATTCGGGTTATTCAATATGTCCTGAATTGATTTAGCAAAAGTAATTACGGAACTTTTATAGTGAAACCTGCTCCACAAATCAACATACCCGTCCGGGCTTATCTCAACTTCCCTGCACCTGTCATATATCCAATCTCTATCAGCATCAACACGACCACACCCGTAAACAAGTAAGTAGAACAAATCTGTCTGACAAAACTTGCGAGACACAGCCTTCTTCTCGTCTGTGTTCTCACAGGCAGATAAAGTTGTTATATAGGCTTCCTTTAACGCTGCTCTGTCCATAAACTCACTTTCTAAAAAATTATGCGACAAGCTAGCGGGAGGTTGAATATATGGTGATTTCACCACCCCGTTTTTTCTCTGCCACGGGGGACAACTTTTCTGGGGGTTTCTGGTCTCTCCTTACTCGCTGCTTACCCCCAGTCCCTTCACCCCCCATTCGCCTTCTTCCCCCACTATCACGTCTTAATCTGCACCAATGTCAGATAACCCATATTATGTAAACATCGTTTTCCTATCTTTTCAACCACTTACACCGTGGATTGAAATCTACTCCATGTTATGTCAACTTGTCTCAGCATCTATTGCGCTCTCGTCCAAGCCTCCCTCCACTTTTACCCTTGACGCCATAATTCTTGCGAACACTTCTTGAGCCGCAATCGGGATGATGTTTACCGTCATCCCGCCGTCGCTGCCGTTTGGTTGCTTGACTGGCTCGAACCGGTCATAGACCATTGAGGCGGCTGCGAGCTTGTTTGACCATGTTGGTGGTGTTTCTTCTGTAATTTCCCGTCCTTGCCGATCTTTATGCGTGCTGATTATCGGCTGGTCGGTGAGGCAATCCGTTACCGCGTGATGCGCTAGTTTAATGAGCTTAGGGTGTGTAAGGCTGTGTTTCTTATACTTCTTTTTAAAGTTTGCTATTCCCGCCGGTGATATATCTTTCTTGAAATTGGTTGCTTGTAATGCTTGTTTTGGTGACATCCCTGCATCTACTAGATTAAACGCCTCGATGGTTTTTTGGCAATATTCTGGGTAGTTTCGCTTGCTTTCCCCATTTTCTGAATTCGTATGGGTCATTTTACACCTACCTGATCGTGGTTTTATTCCGGCTTCCGCCGGGCTCATGTTACTATCCGCCTATCGGCGGCCCTGGGGCTAGTAATTTATCTTTCTTAAATAACTATAATCGTAATTGAACAGTTTTTTTAAGATTTTGGTATAATATTTTTTTTGATTTTTCTATTTGCTTATAAACGTATCTAGTTGATATATGTAGTTGATTTGCTATTTCTGGGGGGTCTAATCGTTCAAAGAAAAAAAGTGATAATATT